GGGGTTGGGTGCGGGGTTGGCTCGGGTGTAGGTGCGGGCGTAGGCGACTCTGTAGGCGACGGAGACGGCTCTACGCTCGGTTCTGGCGTAGGTGTCGGGGTCGGCTCAGGAGTTGGCGTAGGCGCGGGCGTAGGGCTGCCTACGGCGATCGTGAGATAGCCGATGCCGCAACACGAGTCCGTGCTCAGCACGCGGAAGCCGAAGAGGTCGCCCGCTGCGAGCGTGAGCTCAAGGTAGCCGCTGGCCTGCTGCACGATCTGATCGGTCAGGTTGATCCAGTTGCCTGCGAGCAGGTATTGCGGCTTGTCGTACCACGACGAATCGGTCGTTGAGAACAGCCATTGATAGCCGACGGTCTGCGCATCGATCGCCAGATCAGTCAGGCTCGTGCTCGCGTTCCAGCGCGGCTGTTCAGGCAACGGGTCGTTTGCGCCACCGAGCGTGATGGAGCCGTCCTCATTGAGCACGACCGTGCCGTTGGAGTCCGTGGCGAAATCCCACTCGTCCAGTTCGTCCAGCGCGTAGACTTGCGCGAACGGCAAGAAAACCGCCGCCGCCGCTACGAGAGCGACAAGGCGGCGGTTCACCGATTAGAAAGCCACGCGGTCAGACCTCCCAGCCCGCTTAGTCCGAGCAGCGCGATGACGAACTTCGCCAATCGGTAGGCTCCTCGGGTTTCTGCCATCTCAACGCGCACGCAGGCAAGATCGGATTCAATCCGATCAAGCCGTTCTAGGATCGCGTCAACTTGGCTCTTGGTCACCTTACGCTCCGAGGAGCGCGGTGATTTCGTCTTCGGTCAGACCAAGCGCAGCGAGTTTGGCTCGTGCGCTGACCTTGTTCGGGTCTGGCGTGGGCGCAGGAGCAGGCTCTGGTGCGACCCAGTTGCTGCCGCTCTTTGTCCAGCCGATGCCCACGCCTGCTGGCGCGATCTGCACGGTCGTGCCTTCAGGTGCAGTCCAGTCAGACTCGCCGTCCCAGACGACCGTGTTGATGACCGTGTTGTCTTTGATTACAAGATAGGTACTCATTGGTTCTCCTTACACCGAGATGACGATCATAAATCCGCCGCCGCCAGCACCGCCAGCGCCGCTGTTCCCATCTTGCGAGGCACCCCCGCCACCGCCACCGCCACCAAGCCAGCCGTTGCTTCCCGCGCCACCAGCCGTTGAAGCACTACCAGCGCCGCCTCCTGCGCCACCGTTGCCATATCCAACGGTTCCAGCGGCAGATGCTGCACCGCCATTTGCGGTTCCGCCAGCGGCTGCGGTGTCCAATGTGTATCCGAATCCGCGTCCTCCAGCGCCGCCCGCATTAGCCGTATTGTTTGACTGCTTTTCTCCACCAGCACCGCCGCCAGCGGCACCGAACAGGCAGTCCGCAGATGGGCGACCAAAGGTTGTTTGCGAATATGCGCCAACACCGCCCTGCATTAGATTCTTGCTCATATAGTTCAAGTCATAAAGATTCTCTTGATCGTTCGTCGCACTACCAGATGTGGTTCGTGTATTGCTTGGCGCATATGGTGCGCCGCTATCAAACTCTTTTCTGCCGTAAACAGTCCTCAACTTGCTGTAGCCGTACTGATCTGTTCCTGCGACTGCTCCTTCAGCACCAAGTGCTTGGAGGTAAGTTCCGAATGTGGTTGTTCCGCCTGATGACGCAGCGGTGTGCCATCCAGTTGTGGTTCGCGCTGTACCACCAGCGCCACCAGCACCAATAGTGACGGTCACAGTGCCACTCAAATCTGCAGCCCTGAACCATTGCCAGTTGTGAGCGCCGCCGTTTCCCCCGTTCCCACCAGTTGCTACATTGTTGATCAGTTGCTTTGCCCCGCCTTGACCACCAGCGCCACCGCCAACGGCAAACACATATACCGCGTTCTTGCCAGAAGGCTTGACCCACGAGCCGCTACTTGTGAATGTTTGGACATCGGCACCAGTGCTTGCAAGCGCCAAGAACGCAGATGCGCCAGATCCATTGGCAGTCAAGACTGCACCATTGGCAGCCGTACCAGATGAGATGCCAGTCGCCGCGACCTTCGCGCCGTTTTCGGACGCGCCAGTATGCGTGTGCCCTGTGCTGGTATTCAGCACATCGTCGCGAAGATTGTTGTATTGCGAGGCCAGCGCCGCGCTGCCCGCTGTGACCGTACCGCTGTTTGGCATTGAAGCCTCCTTTTAGGCTGTTGTGGTCAGCGCCCAACTGACCGTGAGGATTGAGTTTGGCTCCTTGTAGATCCCAGATCCCGCTCCGTAGCCCGTGATCGCCAAGAGATTCGTGTCCGCATCGCGCAGACCGAAGAGATAGAAAGTCTCGCCGACCGCCGTGTTCAAGCCCCAAGTTGCGGTCGAGGTGACCGTGCGAGTCACGCGGCTTCGGGTTGCCGTCTGCGTGTCATAGACCGCAGGCACGGACGAGGCGGCAGAGGTCGTGTCATTGTTGCCATTCACCACGAAGCAGTTGTCTACATATGCGGTCGCGGTGCCTGCCGTGCCAGCCACGAGGTTGAAGCCGATGCCCGTGACGGCGTTCCACGAAGGCGCGCCGCCCGTCACATTGAACGAGGAGATCGGGATACGGCAGACCTTCCAAGTCGCGTCGGCGAATGCGCCGAGCGCAGACTCAATGCTCGTGATGCTGATCCCGTAGTAGTTGGAAGCGTTGCCGCCTGTGAAGATTCGCAGCTCAGTGCTTGACTTGTTCACATTGGCAAGCGTGGTGAAGCGGAGGCTGATCTCAATGGATGAGCCGGTGACCGCCGTGGACGAGGTGATCGTCGTGGCGTCGTAGACATACTGCGTGCCAGAGGCCGCAGCCGAGATCCTGAACGCCCCAGCGCCCTGTCGGTAGATGCTCGTGTCTACCGTAGCCGTCCCCGTGAAGCCCGTCGTCGAGTCAAAGTCGTAAATGCGCGTGCCGCCCGATGACGACTGAATATCGGTGCAAGTGATCGTGCCTGCTTCGCCTGCGAGTTTCGCGGCAAGCCGCGTTGCCCCTGCGAGCGTGAAGGTATTGTGCTGCACTTGCTCGCTGATGAGCGTGCCGTCAGGTCGCATCAGTCGCACCGTGACGACGCCAGTTGGCTTCCAAATAGAATCAAACATTTATCAACCCCACGGATTCACATCCCAATACCCAGAATCCCAGGTTAGGACTTGGACTACGCTTGTCGTGATTGTATCGCTAATGGCTCCCACAGAATCGCCCACAGGTGTCGGCGAGCCTAGTGGCCCCCATAAACTGTTGTCCCAAGTGAGCGGACTGTCGCCTGGGTTTGCCGGTGCCCAGTACCACGGGCCTTGATTGGAAGCTGTTGAGATCGTATCGCTAATTGCGCCGACAATATCGCCGACCTCAATCTGGAGCGGTCCCGGCAGCGCAGGCAAGCCTTCAATGTTGCAGTCGTAACCGTTCTGAGCGTTGAAGCGCCAGTTGATGTTCGCGACTTGCTGTAAGTAGGTTTTGTTCTTGGTCGTGTCAACGACCCCGAACACCTCGCCAGCCTTGAGTGGTACGCCTGGCGCAGAGTCCAGTGTGACTCGCACGCGCCGAACGCTGCGGAAGTAGAGCAGGTCGAGCGCGCGCTGGTAGGCGCTGTCTGTGCTCGGTAGGTAGGGATTCTTCAGGCTGAGCGGAAGGATCTGCCCGCCGAGGAGTTGCTGCCCGTCAATGTCGTCGGCCTGTGTCGCATAGAGCGACGAGAGGCGAGCTGGCTTGCCGACGAGCGTAAAGGCGGTCACATAGACCGCAGCCGTGCCCGCGAGGTTCTTGAAGGTAACCTGTGCGCGGTTGCCATCGCCGGTCGCCGTACCACCTACGGTGAGCTCATAGTAGAGGTTGCCGTCAAGAGTAGTGACGGAGGCTGGATCGCCCTGCACCATCGGAATCGCTGTCCCGCCTGTGGGCGCAGAGGCCGCCGTAGCGACGCTGGGGTTATTGCCCGCAGCCGTTCCAACAGACGCCCAAGTCACGGGCGTGTAGTCAATCCAGCGAGTCTTGTCCTGAGCCTCGATGCTCATCGTGATCTCGCCAGGCACGAAGAAGCCGCTTGCAGAGCCAGCCGCTGGAACGGTGATCGGGGTCGTGATCTCAAAGACCGTTTCGTTCGCGACGGCTGAGGCGCGATCCTCGTACTCAAGCAGCGCGCGGTTGATCGCCGTCTCCGTGTTGCGTAGGATGCTGATCTCAAATGGATAAGAATCCTTATCCAAAGTAATCAACGGCGAGCGTAGGCTTTGTGTCTGCGTAACCCGATCGTTGAAAGTGAGTACGCCATTCTCGTCTACGAAGATGCGCCCGCCTTCGGCTATGGCAAGAAGACCGAGCTCGCTACCGAGCGGCTCACCGGTGGAGGCAGCGAAGAGGGCGGTGCCAAAAGCCGTACCAGCGGTCGTATAGGACGAACTGCTCAAACCCGCCTTAGTTGCATAGGCGCTGAACACGGTATTGAGCGCGACATTGGCGCGAGGGCCGTAATAGGTAGGCGTGTTGGCGAAGCGTGCTGAGATGTCAAGCAGCCGCATCTGCGCGATGCGACCCTGCTCCTTCGGCACGAGCGAGCGGACGATGTAGACGCCGAGTTGCCGATACTGTGCCGCGCCATTGTAGTAATAGCCGAGGCTGATCTTTGCCTTTGTGGTCAGGAATGCGCCCTGAAGGTATTGCCAGATCGGGCTGCTCTCGTTCTCGGCGCTAAAGCGCTGGTTGAGATTGTCCAGCGTGATATTGCACTCGCCTGGCTGGAGCGCGCCAGTATCAGGGTCAAATGACTCCACGCCAGCGGCGTCTATGACATAGCCGGTCTCATCGTCGTATACGCCATCGCCGTCCCAGTCAATCTCAACCTTGAGAACGGGGCGGTGCTGCTTATCTGCGATCGCGGCGATCAGGTTCGCGCTTAGTGCCACGGTCGCCTCCTAACTTGTGCGGGCGTCAACCTCAACGAGCGTGATCTGGTAGTCGCCCTTCGTCACATCGGGGTAGGTCGTCACCAGATCGCTGATTGAGTCAATGCGGACGGTCACGCCAGACTGCGCATCAGTCCACGGGCCGCCCGACCAAGTAAAGGTCGTCGTCTGTTGGTTGCTCACATTCGCCCAATAGAGCGCGACGAGCGCATCGTAGGTTGAGATATTCTCGTACTCAAATGCCAGCGTGTAGCCATATCGGTAGCCGACAGACCACGAACGAATCGAGCCGTTGACGGTGAGACGGCTGCCGCCGACCGTGCTGAACTCCAGCTTGTTGGCGCTCGTTCGCACGGGATACGGGAGCGTGATCGTGGTCGCGCCGGAGGATAGGGTGGGCTGGCTCACGCTCATCGAGCACCTCCGAGCACCGTGCCTCGGCGCTTGGCCTCATCATTGAGCGCGCCGTAGATGCGGCGAGCGAACTCGCGAGCATCGTCAGATGACCCGAGGAAGGCACCCGCCTGTACGGTCACATTTATTTGACCACCCATTGCCCCATTTGGCACGATGCTGCCCGACTGATTCGGTACAAAGAGCTCAGGTCCCTGCTCTCCAACGACATATTGCTGTCCGCCGGTAACAGGGCCGCCTAGCGCGCGCCCGCGCTCACGGCTCGTTCGTGTGCCCTGTGCGGGCAAGAAGCCGCCAATGAATGGCAGATTATTCGCAAGGTTGATGAGCGTCTGCACGACGCGGATTGCGCCCTCAACGATGCTAATAAATACCCTGATTGGCGTAGTCAGCACATCAAAGACTTTGCCGATTGCGCCCAGCGCGACAGCCAGAGGCCCCTTGCCATCACCCCAAAGGATTTCAACCAGTTTCTTGACGACATCAAATGCGCCTCCGAAGGCGCGCACAATGTTCGTGCCTACCATCAGAACGAGGTCGCCGACGACCTTGATAACGGGCTTGAGGGCGGAGAATAGTTTATCTACCAGTTCGCGGAATGGCGTAATGGTGTTGTACGCAATGATGAATCCAGCCACAAGCGCAGCGATTGCAGCCACCACGAGCACGATCGGGTTCATTGCCATAATCGCGTTGAAGATACCCATTGCAGTCGCGGCAAGGCGCGTCGCGGTAGCCGCAACATTGACGGCAATCGTAAACGCGGTATACGCGCCAATGATGGCGAGCACCAAGCCAGTGTTATCGCCAATAAACTTGCCGAGTTCGCTCAGCGCTGCTACCAGCGTGCCGATGATGGCACCGCCAACGGCGATGACTACAGGGAGCACTCGGTTTACCATCGTGTCAATAAATGGGCGCAGCTTGTCAATCGCCTGCGTAAAGGCGTTGGCAAAGGCAATGCCAAACTCCTTGATGCGCGGCATAATCTCGTCTCGGAAGGTGGTCAGCACCTCTGCCAAGATTGGCAGCACGACGCGACCAATGTCTTCCACGGTGTTGTCAATCGAGATCTGGATGCTCTCAAGCGCACCCTGTGTAGTCTGCCCGTAGGCTTCGGCTTGTCCGGCTGCGGCCTTCTGGATCATTGCCAGTGCCTGCGTCGCCGTTGTGCCCTTGTCTACCGTGAATCCATAGCGGCTGAGGATGGAGGTATTGCCGCTAAAGACCTTGCCGACGAGATCAGATGCTGTGCTGAGGTCAACTCCGCGCAGGCGTGCGAAGTCCATCGCGATCGCCTGAAGTTCAATCGCCTTGCTGACATCCTTCGTGCGCGGCACGAGGCGAGAGAGCGAATCGCGAAGGGCGTCATCGCTAAAGGCAAGATTCTGGCGCGACTCGATCGCCGCGTCCATCTGCTTCGCCTGCTCATCGGTGAGTTTGGTGTTGGCGGTAATCGCGGCATTGAGCCGCGCGATCGAGGCGTCCTCTTCGGCTGCGGCCTTCGCCGCTGCGAACATTGCGCCGCCTACGGCGACGGCTGCCGCGCCCGCGATGGCAAAGCCCTTCGCGGCTGCGGTGAATGGTGCGTTTAGCGTGCCAGCGGTTTTCTCCAATGAGCGCGCAGTTTTATTGAGTTCGCGCATCCCTTTGGATGCGGAATCCTTGAGGATGAAGGCGAGTGTCGTCGTCCGTTCAGCCACGCTTACCCGCCTTTCTCGTCGTCACCGACGATTCAATCCGCATAAACTCAAGCCCACGCAGCACCCACTCGCCTGGAGCCTCTTCCAGTTCCCACGGCGCTATGCCCCATCGCTGAGCCAGCGCATCAAGCGCGTACTCTAGCGGCACAGGAGCCTTCGCGTCTGGGTTTATCGCTGTTCTGGCGAGGGCTGTGCGGAGTTGCTGCCCTGCTCTTTTGGGAGTGTAAGTTCCTCAATCCAATCGCGCATCCTGTTCGCAATGACGATCAGCGCGCTGAGCGGGAGTTCATCAAGACTATCCACGCCGAGATTGTGCGACGAGATGAGCGACAGGAGCCTGTCGGTACTCTCTTCTTCGGTCGCGTCTGCGGCGCGGATGGCCTTGATTTCTCCCCAAGTAAACTCTCTAACCTCAACCCAGTGCCCAGCGAGATCGCCGATCAACTCAAGTTTGGTCGTCTTTGCCTTTAGCATTTAGCCTCCTTATCCTGCTTAGGAAATCGTTGAGAGGTTGTTCTTGACCGTGATGGAGAAGTCCGTGTTGGCGGACGAATCCACAATGCCGCGATAGGTGATGTTCGCCACGATGACGCCATCAACTTCCGCGATCTCGTGCGTGTCTGCCACGCCGTAGAAGTCAAGGGTGAACTCGTAGTTGCCCGCCCCAAGCGTTGGCCCAGTCACCGCAATGCGGATCTTGCGCTCGCTCTTGAGCAGGAACTTGTCAAGCTCGTTGCGATTCGTGAAGTATCGGACGATCTCGAGTCGTGCCTGTCGCGCGACCGGAGCCACCGTATCCACGGCTGCCGAGGTGCCGTCCAGCACTTCGCGTCGGACAAGGCCGCGCGTAAGCGTGAAGGTTGCCTCTTGCACCGAGGTGTCGGCGGTTGAGCCAATCGTTGTGGCGTCAATGTAGACGGCTGCGTCTACGCCGAGCACGCTGATCTGAGTCGTATCGGCTGGGCTGGCGCTGTATGCCGTGCCGAGCGCGACCGTGCCTGCGGCGATGGTGGTCGCCGAGAAGGTGACCGCCTCGTCCTTGACATAGGAGATGCTCAGCTCATCCGTCGCACATCCCGCGAGCAGGTAGGTTGGCACGACCGTGCCGCCGTCTGCCCAGCCCCATTCAGCCGTGAAGGTCTTAGGAGCGTTCGCCGTGCCGCTGTTTGGCGTGTAAGTCCAAGTGTATGGCGCAGCGGTGCCGGAAGGCGTGACGCCGCCCTTGACGCTGCTCTCAAGCCAAAATGGAATCTGGCTGTAGAGGACTGGCCCTGCGATGTTCAGCCCGTTGCGCTCGACGCCTGGGTTGATCTCGTATGCCTCAAAGTAGTTGCCACGAAGCGTGGTGGTGGCGATACTCGTGACTTCCTGCGAAGGAGTCGCCTCATTCACATAGAGGACGCGCGTTGCGGTGGCAGCGGAACCAGCCGTTGATTCAAGCGCTCCCACGAGTTTGAGTAGCTGATTGACTGCCATTCGGAACTCCTTATGCTGCTTCTACCGAGGACAGGGCGTTTGCCCGCTCGATGTATTTGCCTAGAACTGTGTCAGCCGCTTGCTGACCTGCTTCTTGTGCCGTGCCAGTTGACGGCGTGACGAACGGCTTTGCCTGTGCGCCAGAGTGTTCAACCAGTTGGGCATAGCCCAGACCGATCTTCAAGAGGTTCTGCCCGCGCGGTCGGATCAAGTGGCCTTTGGTGCCGTACTCGATCAAATGGCGGTGATTGCTGCCCTTGCCCATCGCTGCCGCGATGACGCCGATGGTGCCAGGCTGCCTACGGATCTTCTTTGCGTTGATGGACTTGTAGAGGTTGCCGGTCTTTCGTCCGACGCCCTGCGTGATGTAGAACTGTTGAATGACCGCGCGCATCGCCTTACCAGCGGCGTCGCGCATCTCCTCAAGCAGCTTCTCAACAGGCCCCTCATAGAACTGAGCGGCGTAGCGTTCCGTGAACTCGGTCTCGTACTTGAGGCTGAATGATGTTTGTGCCATTACGGTGCGATCGTGCCCAATACTTCGCGAGTTGTCACTTCCACCTGCATCTCGATGACGGCGAACATCTCGCCGCCGTATTCGGATTCTCCCATACGGATGTCTGGCACGAGTGCCTTGACTACCACAGTTGGAAGACCTAGTTCCATCTTGTTGACCACGCTCTCAACGAGCACATCGCGCCAAGCGTAGAGCGCCTTTACCGCGCGATCCGTGCCCATTCCCTTCGCCACATAAAAGCGCACAGGGAAGCGATGAATCTGTCGCACGAGGCGATTGGGGCCGTATTCCGCCGTGGTGGAAGGGGGAAAGACCACCACGGACGGAAACACGGAGATCATATCAGGCGGATTCGCCGTCGCCAAGCGCACCTCGTCATAGCCAGCTGGCGGCGTTGTATTCGCAGCCGAGAAGCGCGCGGCAAGTGCCGTGCCGATGGCGTAGGTGTCAAGCGCCATTTAGACCGCCTGTGCGGGAATGCGATAGGCGCGCAGCATCTGCTCCACATCAGGATCAAGTCGCGCGAGAAGGCGCATCTGGCCCACTTCCGGCGCTGAAGCGATACCGAACGGGGTGTTCCGGCGATTGAAAATACGACCGCTCTGGATGATGCAGCTCATCTCTACCGGCTTGGGGATAGAAGGCCAGCCACGAGTGCCGACGATCTTGACGCCCTTGATGGTGCCGATCGGGAAAGTGTTTGCACCCTCAGTCAGCGCCACGATCTCCGTGTACGGTCTGCTCGTCGCTGCGGCATTGAATGGCGCGACGGCGTAATCCGTGTTGGCACTCCACACGGTGGAGTAAGTGCCGTTGGCATCTCCATCGGTTGCGACGGTGCCGACCGAGACGAAATCGTCAATCGGCTGCGTCAGGTAGTCATCGGCTGTGTAGTATGCGGTGCTCGCGGCAGCTTGGTAGAAGAAGCGCCCCGTGTAGTCGTCAATCAGGCGGCTCACAGACTCGATGACGAGTTCCAGCTCGGTATCCGAGGTGGCGTCAATGATGCCGAGCGCGGTCTTGACGGCGCTGCCTGTCGTGTAGCCGTTGGTGATTGCCATCAGATCTCCTTGATCGGTTGGACGCGCTTGAGCGCATCAGGGTCGCCAGCGTCTTGCCAGCCAGACACAATGAGTTCGGTAAGCGGCTGATGCGGTGCATACGACCTCAAGACATCAGCCATATGAACTTCATTGGTTGAGCCGAGTTTGAGGTCATAGCAAATATCATTCAGCAACTCCCGATTCGTGAATCGGTAGACGCCGCAGCATACAAGAACTTGCGGCACGCCTCGCGTCCAGCCGCCCTCTGCGTGTTCGTAGTAATCCCAGACCCGCCACGGAGCAGGCGCAACGCCCACCCAGTCGCCATATTGAGTCGGCACCTGCGGAAGCAGGGTATCGGCGAAGAGCACCGTGAGCGCACCGTGTGGAAGGCTCGTAGAGGCACTCAGGAGCGCCCCAGACGGGCCGTCTGCCTCAGCGTGGGGAATCACCCCAGCCAGCCACGGAGCGGCGCTTAGAACCGCCTTTTCGTCCTCGGGTCGCACAACGGCATAGGTTTGAGCGTCCCCTGCGGCTCGCCTATGCCACTCGTGCACCGGCAAGTCTGCCGCCTCAACGAGCAGTTTGTTCGTGCCGCCAAGTCGCGTGGCCTTGCCAGCGGCAAGGATGACAATCACGGTCGGCTCTCGTGTGGATGGCTTTCGGAAAGATCGTAGTGCCAGGTCTTGCGCTCCACGCAGGTAAACTTCGCGCCAGTTTGTAGGGCAGCCACCCAGAGCAGCCAGTCATAGCCCTTCACCTGCTTGAAGCCGCCGAGTTCTACGAAGAGATCGGTGCGTACAAGCGCATTATGGCTGACGACCGAAGTCTGTCGCAGCGCGTCCGCACTGAAGGGCTGGTTATAGCCAAGCCACGGGTTAGCGCCGCTGACATCGCACCACGAATAGGCGACATCAGCACCATTAGTCTCTGCCGCTTCTACGAGCGAGGAGAGGTGGTCGGGATAGAAGTAGTCGTCGTCATCAAGCAGCGCAATCCATTTGCTCTCTGCCGCGAAGCAGAGGTCATTCTTCATTGCGGCCCCACCACGCCTCGCGTAGTCGTAGCCGATGAGATGCGCCTGTGGGCGTAGCGTCTGCCGTCGCACCGAAGTCACTGCACGGAGCAGGAAGTCCTCTCGCTCAGGCAGCGTCGGCGTAACGACCGTGACGCTCATTTGCGCTTTGCGGCTCGTCGCTGTTCGCGATTCAAGCCGCCTGCCTTCGGGATCTCAGACTCAATCTGCTTGAGGATCGGTCGCCAATGCTCGGTATAGACGCGATCGGTCGTATATCCGGCAGCAAAGTCAATCGCGGCAGCGCGCGCTACTTCGCGCTTCTCGCTGTCGTGCTTGAGTTCGTAGGACTGTACGAGTGCGTCCTCGATCTCCTTGACATTTGGCACCATCCACCATCCGCCCTGAAGTGGATCCCACTCAGGTTGACCATTGACCTTCCAGCCAGCGCCTACGAGCTCAGGCTGAGCCGTCCAGTTCGTGACAATGACAGGGACGCCACACGCCTGTGCCTCAATGGTTGGCACGCCAAAGCCCTCACCGCGTGAGGTCATTAGCAAAGCGTCACTTGCGGTAAGTGCGCGAGCCACGACCTCCGACGATAGCCCCTGCCGATACTCAAACTGCGGCACGAAGCGCACGCGGTCAATCGGCGCGTCCACCGCCTTGAGCACGCGCTCAATGTTCACGCCATTTGCCAGCCCAAACATCTCTGTCCAGATCAGGAGGTAGGCGTCAGGGTGCGATTTGGCAAAGTTGCTCCACGCGAGCAGCATCTCAGGCCAGCATTTGCGAATCGGGGTCACGCCCTTGTTCGCGGAGTTGATGATGGTCAGGTGCGCGTCGTCGGGAATGTTCAGGTCTTTTCGCATTGGTGATTCGGTTGGCTTGAAGACCTGCGGATTGAATGAGTGTGGCGCGTAGAACACGCGCTCACGCTCGATGCCTGCCTGTAGAAGTTCGTGCTCGCCGAAGCGAGACATTGCGATTGCCCATTTGCCCTTGCCTCTTCGGGCAAACCACGCCTTGACCTCATCGGGCACAACGCTGTGGTCAATCGGCGTCCACGATGCCATTGGAATCTCATCCCATTGGGGCGATTTGTAGACCCAAACATCGTAGAGCGATAAGCCCAGCCCAGCCTCTTCAGGCTGTTGCGAGAGCCAGAAGGCGATCTGCGCGGGCGTGAGGTCATTGCTGTAGGCATCCATTCCCTGCCCCATTACGGGTATGCCATTCCAGTCAAGGGTCGTGCCGGCAAGACCATAGTTCGCCATCAACGCAACTTTGTGTCCATCGGCGACAAGTTTTGGTGCAAGCTCTGTCGCTTGCATTCCGTATCCAGTTGGTGCCCACGGTGCATTCGTAGTAAATCCGATTCTCACGGTTTTGCCTCCTCCTGTTATTTATCCTCCCGCCGAGCCGAAGCCCGACGGGAGGGTTGAATCTAGATCGCTAGATTACGAAGTTGCGGAAACAAGAACCTTCACTGCGTTCAGATCAGGGATGTTGCCGTCAACACCATACAGAGTGCGTAGTGCAATCTGGTTGGTATTGAAGAGGTAGTCGCTTGATGAGGCCACCTCGATTGGGAGTTCTCGCACATAGTACGAAGGCTCGTGAATGATTGCCACAGACTTGGAGGCGGAAGCCACCGCAGCCATATGGACATTCTCCTTCAAGCGGTATCCCATCAGGGTGTCAGGCTGACCAGCTGCCAAAGCAGGCTGGAAGACGAACTGCCCGTTGAGATCCTGGAGCTTGCGGAGCTTGCTGACTGCCGTCGTGCTCGCGTGCCACACGGTGTTGGCATTGCGGTACGAAGGAGCAAGCGCGTAAAGAACGGTCGCGAGGTCAAGCGCGTCAAAGAAGGTCGCCGTAACGGTGCCCGCCTTTGTCGCGGTGCTCAAGCCGGTTGCCGCGTGGACGAAGCCGGTTGGGAGCACGGTGCCCGTGCCGAGGGTCATTGCTGAACCTGCAACATAAGCGATCTGCGCGCCAGCCTGTCGGCCAACGGTTCCGAGAATGTCAAAGCCCGCGTCGCGGACAAGTTCAGCCGACAAAAGCGTCAGGCTGGCGAGCTTGTTCGCATAGAGCGTGATGCTGCTGATCGTAGGATCGGCAGGCGAAATCGTCGAGCCTTCGCTGACGAATGCAGCGCTCTGGTTTGCGGTAACGCGCGGCAGAGTAATCTGCTCGCCCGTCGTGGTGCGAATCTTGGTCGCTCCGTCGTAAATCGGGTTGCCTTCTGTAAGGGCGACAACTACGAAGTCGGCGAAGGTGACCGGAACGGTTGCGGCAGCGGACGAAAGGGCGCGAACCTCAAACTGAGCTCGGCGCTTCTCGCCTGTGGCGATCGCGCGGAGAACATCAGCATCGTTGTCGGCCTTGACCGAGTGCTCAACCTTCAGGGCGCGCTCAGCGAGTGCACCGATCTTCTCGGCGCGGGACTCGGCTTCGGCAACCTGATCCATTTTCTTCTTGCGATCGGACATAGCAGCGTTGAGTGCATCCCATCGCTGCTCTTCCTCTGCGGAAAGTTCGCGCTTCTCGTCAGCTGCACGAGCGAGAAGGGACTTAGCCTCTTCCCAGTCGTTGCGGTACTGCTCGTGAAGCGACTTGGTGATGTCGGACATTTTGTCTGACTCCTTTGTGCTTCTGGGTTGATTGGTTGATTGCTTCTTCGGTGGTGCGTCCAGCGGTGGTGCCCGTCAAGGCCCTCGCGCTGCGCCCTAGCGAATCGGCGCTTCCAGCTTGGCGAGTGCCAGCTGGCGCTCTCGAACAGAGAGAGGTACGAGCCGAGTATCGGCTTCCTCTGGCTCCGTTGTAGTCTCAGGTTCAGGCCGCAGATCAGGGCTGATCTTGCGGATTGCGAGGTCAAGCGTTGCGGCTGAATCCGCATCGGGTGCTCCCGCGAGGAGTGAATCAAATGCGCGCATTAGCGTTGAGGCGTCAATCTCGGTGCGCTCAGAGAGCGAACGAACTGCGCCTAGACCAATGGTGGCTGGATAAGCGGGCTGATTGCCCGTTAGGAGGCTAACCTCGTGGAGCCGGACATTGCGAAGTTCTCGGATGCCGCTATCTGTGACCGCATCCCCGTTGCGAGGCACCGAGAAGCCGAAGCTCATTCCCATTGCCGCACCATCTCGTCGCAGCATTGCTGCGAGATCGGAGGCGAAGGTTACCTCTGGGTTGAGGGATACGCGCACCTTCAGGCCGCGATCATCCTCTTCAAGATCAAGCGTGCCTGTCTTGGTTGAGCCGAGGAAATACTTAGGATCGTGATCCTGAAGCGCCTTGACTTCCCATTCCCCGCGCTCAGCGGCGGCGACGCTCTTAGAGAACGCGCCTGGCTTGATGATTTCCCGCGTGTTTAGCCCTTCGGCTTCGGAGTTGAAGATCGCGGCATAGCCCGTAAAGGTGTGCCCATCGCCCTCAGCGCGGATCTCCGTCTGGAACTGTCGGTACTCGATTGCCATCTTCGGTTTCTCCTTACGCTCGGCGTTCTCGACGATGTTGTCAGCCCACCGCTTACCCGCGTCGCCGCCCCAAAGCGCCCACGCGATCCTGCCAGCAGACGGATAGCCGTCTTCGCCGGTATTGAATCCTTGACCTTGCTTGTCCACCTCGTGTCGTGCGAAGTAGGAGCGCATTCGCACCACCGTGTCAAACGGGAGGTTGCGCCCATTCACGATATCGCGTGCACGAGCTACGCCGACGAGCGTGCCTCCACGCCCGAATTCTGCGCGCCAATCTAGCCCACGCTGAGCCTCCGCCTGCATTGCCTCTGTCGGCTCATAGCCATCAGGGTTGATCGGAGCACGCTCCTCGTCCTCGATCTCGCCGTACTCTTCGGCTTCTTTGGCGAGGTACTCGTCAACGGTGTAGGCCTCAATGCCCATTCCCTGCGCTGCCTCTCGCGCGTCGGCATCGTTGTCTACGAGATACTCAATCTCGTCGCCATACTGCTCAAGCAGTTTGGAATACTTGAATGCCTTGAATGCCTCTACGACATTCGGTCCAGGCGTTTCGCTAAAATCGTTGAGGTGAATCTCTGAGTACGGAACGCCGTTCTCTTCAAGCCATC